CATGCAAGTTAGCATTACAACTGAATCTTGCAGGGCTGAGACTATTCCGGTTCTTGGCGTTAGGATTAATGACTGCGATGAAATGGCCGCAACTCGTCGCGCCATAGTTTGCGCAGCCGCAGTAGTGGGCGAGAGAATGCCATGAAACCGCAATCAGAGATGGAAAAAACAGCTACCCGCAGGATTGCCAAGTTGATCATAGAGCAAGCCGAGGCTGATGGGTGGAGGCACATAAAAGACGAGGTTGAGGCATCAGCCAAGATTTCTCATGCGATTGCTAGGCAATCAAGCCTTCATGGGATAAATGCATTGTTCATAAAATCAGCAATTATGAGGATTCAAAGAAAAATGGAGTGATTAGTTTACCTCCGTAAAAATGATGATAAGATATTCCTGTTAGGTGCTTTTGACATGCGGGTGGAGCCGTGAAAATGTCAAAGGCTCCAAGCCTCAAGCCCTGAATGTAAGCGCTCCACCGCTTGCTTCGGGGCTTTTTATTTGGTGATTAGCTATGAATATAGAAAAATGGAAATCAATGAGCTGCCTAGAGCAGACGCTGTGGCTGGAGGAGAATTGTAAAGTCAACGGAAGAGGCAGCCCAAGGGGGCTGGTGTATGGCGTTGGTGTTAACGATGCAGCTTACTGTCAGCAGCCTAGAATGAATGGTAAACGGGTTTGGTGCCCGGCTTACGTGGTGTGGAAGAGTATGCTAGCAAGGGCTTACGACGCCAAGTTTCACGCTAAGCAGCCAACATATTCAGGAGTGAAGGTATGCGATGAGTGGCACTCTTTCATGTCATTTCGCAAATGGTGGCTAGAAAACCAAGTTGATGGGTGGGAGCTAGACAAAGACATACTCTCTGATGCTGGGGTTTACTCCCCAGAAACAAGCATTTTTGTTCCCGCATGGCTCAACTTATTCACCACAGATAGCGGGGCAGCAAGGGGTGACTGCCAGATCGGAGTTTATTTTGAAAGGCGGCGCGGTAGATTTGTTGCGCTTTGCCGCAACCCAATGTCAAAAAAGCAGGAGTACCTAGGTCTATTCGACACACCAGAAGCCGCCCACCTAGCATGGCGCACCCGCAAGCTAGAACTGGCCATTGAGCTAAAACCCAAGATGGACGAAATCAACCCGCGCATCTACCAGCAAGTCGTCGAAATAATCATGAAAGCAAGGTGATGATCTGATGGCAACCAACCTGATAATCGACACAGGAGATCTTGAGGATTTGAATGCCTGCATCAAAACGATGTTGGAGCTGGGGCCTGTTTCGGTGCAATTGAAGTCGAGCACAAAGCGGAGTTTGAGTCAAAATGCACTTGCGCACGCGTGGTTTGGTGAGTTAAGCAGGTGGCTTATCAGCAAAGGCAAGGACTTCGCAACTCCTGAATGGACGAAATCAGCCATGAAATCGACATTCCTTGGTTACGTCGAGGTGGTTGATACTGACGTCATCACTGGAAAGAAAGCGTCGCGCCAAGAGCTGCGACACACATCATCGCTAGACACAGGGGAGATGAAGTTGTTCATGGATATGGTCTACCACTGGGCGCTTGACAGAGGCATGATGCTTACCATCCCAGACGGGTGCGAGTACCAGAAACTTACAAAGCAGGAGAATGGTTATGAGTGAATGGATTAGCGTTGTAGATGAAATGCCAGAGAAATACCAGAAGGTCATTGCCTGCGTCTACTGGGGCGATGGGATAGTAAAACCGCTTGTCGTGGAAATGACGTGGACTGGATCAACATTCAGGCGCGGCCCGAATTCATGCAAGCCAGGAACTAGTGAGGAATGCGTTACGCACTGGATGCCTATGCCACAGGATCCTTACAATGGCTAACAAGAGGAGAAAATGTAAGCGATGCGGAGAGTATCACGACGCTGAATCAGGTGTGCAGACACCGGCTGCATGGTTCTGCTGTCACGCTCACGCAATCGAGTTCAGCATGGAGGCATCTAGAAAGCGCACAGAGCGATTGAGATTGAAGGCGCTACGAGTGCAAGCGGTAGAGGTAAAGAATGCGGCAAAACGCGATAGGGAGCGCAAGATGGCGGTTAAGCCGCTTAGCTACTGGATGGCTAGGGCGCAAACACAATTTAACAAGTTCATTCGCGCCCGTGACACTGGGCTTCCTTGCGTAAGTTGTGGCGCAACAGAAAGCGAGGTTGAAAGTGCGCAGGGTTGGAAGGTTGGCGGAGCCTGGGATTGTGGTCATTACCTTAGTGTTGGCTCCCATCCAGAGCTGCGCTTTGAGCAGGATAACGCAGCGAGGCAATGCAAGTCGTGTAACGGAGGATCTGGGAATTACTCTAGAAAAAACCACCAAACAGCAAGGGACTATAGAGTAGAGCTAATAAATAGGATTGGACTTGAGCGCGTCGAGTGGCTAGAGGGGCCTCATGAGCCAAAGCGATACCGCAAGGAGGATTATCAGGCTATCGAGGCAGAGTACAAAGCAAAGCTGAAAGAGTTGCAATCGAATGCTTGCCAATAATTATTGGCTGTAATAGTATCTTGCTATCAACAAAGGAGAAGTGTATGAACACAGTGAAGATAAAAATGCTGGCACAGCAAGTTAGCGACGCAGCACAGGCAATGATGGCTCTTGAATGCGTTTGCAATGATGAGGCTTGCGGCTACCTGATTGGTGTACACAAGGAGCAACTGAAGAAGTTCGCGGAGGCGCTGCATGAAGAAATCAACCGCGTGGCGTGAAGATAGGGTTGAGATGTTCGGGACATGGGTTAGTAAGACTGGGGCTCAGGTTTACGAGCTTCTATCCCAAGGCAAGACTATGAGAGAGGTTAGCGATCTTACTGGTGTAGCCATGGGATCTATGTCTGGTTACATGGAGCGAGCAAAGAAATATGGTGTCATAGGAGCAAGAAAGAAAATGGATGTAATCGCAACCGATGCAGAAGGCAATGAGCATCACTTCACCAGTGAGAAACAAATCAAGGCTAACCATTACAGCTACTCATCGGTAAGGCGAGCCTGCCTGGAAGGTCGAGTTTACTGCGGTATGACATGGCGCTTCGGAACCGAGCACGGTCATCGAGTTAACTGGCGTGGCCACATGGTAACTCGCCGCACGGCAAGGTTTTACGACGCTTGTATGAAGGTCGATATGGGATACGGCGACATAAGCAGAATTGGCGCAGAGTGTGGTATGAACAAGCATTCTGCATTGGCTGCATATCGACATCTGTACCGATGGGGGTTTGCAAAAAGGATCTGCCCAAGCTACAAAGTCATTGGCAAATCTGACAGGCTTGGTATAGTTGAATTCGATTCCATTGATGATGCAGAAATAGCAGGATTTAGCGCAAGGTCAATCAGGGATTGCTTCATAGGAAAACAGAAGACACATGCAGGTTACACATGGGAGAAAATAACAGATGCTGAAGATCGACAGAAGACCAGGGGAAAAGCTGCGGCTTCGCGGCAAGGTGTACGGGACGATGACCGTTCAACTGTGCAACAAGGAAATGCGGAACATTTACGGAACTAGCGTTCTTGTGCGCCTTGAGGGTAAGAATCAGGGGCAGACGTTCATTCCAGTCTACAGCGAGAAATGGAACAAGTACGGTGACATTGAACTGAGACAGTCAGGCGATGGCGTGACGTTTTTGATTCACTCCAACCCGGAAGAGTTGCAGGTACTCAGGGCCGAATTGATAGGAAGCATGAAAGATGACTGAATCAGAAGTCAATGCGCGGTACACCGTGACCTTTGTCAACTCGCTTCAAGTTGAAGATGACGGCAGGTACATGGTAAGCAAGGCCGACGCTGATAGGCTGGCATCACTTCACACAGGAAAGCCAATTGCGGCAGTGAAGGGCAACCTGTGGATTGAGGTTGAGTCGGTTGATGATGGTGAATTGATTGGCAAGAGGCTGGGGGTTGTGTGATGGCTAAGGTTGGGATTGTTTTTACGGATACGCCAGATGGTGGATTCGATTTTGACTTTTTTATGTTTGAAGGTAAGCACAGCGAGCAAACACCAGCGATTGTTAACGCTGAGTTGGCTGGAAGGTTGTTCACGCATTTCATTAAGTCTGGAGGGGCAACCATTACTGAAGAAAGAGGAATCCTAGCGCAACACTAAAACAAAGCCTCCTGATGGGGGCTTTTTTGTGCCTGCGTTTGATACAATGTAACGGTTAAACAATCATGAGAAGTTGAGGTTGATATGGGATTAACGACAAAGCAGGAGCTGTTTGTGTCGGCGTATTGCTCGAATGGATTTAACGCAACTCAAGCAGCAATCGAGGCTGGTTATAGTGCTGATAGCGCGAGAGAGATTGGCAGTGAGAACTTGACAAAGCCCGATATCGCAGAGGCTGTGGATAGATACAAGCTATCAATCAAGAAGCGCCACGGAATCACCATAGAATCGCTTCTGAGGGAGTTGGAGGAGGCAAGGGAGGTTGCCCTATCAGCAGAAACACCTCAATCGTCAGCGGCCATTGCGGCGACTATGGGCAAGGCCAAATTAACTGGTTTGGATAAGCACATTGTTGAGGTGTCAGGGCCGGAAGGTTCTGCGATCCAGACTTACGACATGTCTAGGGCTGACTTCAAGAAGTTAAGGAAGAAAGTTCTTGGTGATCTAGACTGTTGATTTTGGTATACTTAATCCCACCTATAAAGTGGGATTTTTTATGGTAACTCAAGAAAGGCTAAGGCAATTATTCAGCTACGATCCTGAAACTGGTTTATTCACAAGAATACACCCACAGAAAAAATGCAGGGTGGGTGATGTTGCTGGTTGTGTAGCTAAAAATGGATACATAACAATCAGTGTGGATGTGAAGAGGTATTACGCACACAGGTTGGCGTGGATGTATGTGCATGGTTACATGCCAGAGCAAATAGACCACAAAAACAGAGATAGGTCTGACAACAGGCTGTGCAATCTAAGGCCAGCAGTTCAGTCGCTGAATGAGTCAAACAAAGCTACTAAGACTGGTTGCGCGTCTAAGTTTAGGGGCGTTAGCGTCCATCACTCATCTGGGATGTGGAGAGCTAGGATAAAGGTGAATCGCAAGGAGCGATGCCTTGGGTTGTTCCGAAACGAGGTTGATGCAGCGATTGCCTACAACGAGGCTGCCATTATCGCTTTTGGTGAGTTCGCAGTTCTCAATGAGGTGTAATCGTGGCAACAATTGAACAGCACATCTTAAGGGATGAGCTTGAGGCAGATCCACTTCTATTTATGAGGTACTTCTTTAAGCAGAGGATGGGGACTAACATGATTGTATCCCCTCACCATGAAGCAATAATGCGCACATTGCTGCGCGTATTTAATGGAGAGATAACGCGCCTAATTATCAACATCAGCCCTGGCTACAGTAAGACCGAGCTTTGCACCATCAACATGATGGCGTATGGCCTTGCCATCAATCCACGAGCCAAGTTCCTGCACTTATCTTACTCTCACTCCCTTGCGCTGCTGAATAGCTCAACGGCTCGCGGTATCGTGAAATCACCAGCGTTTCAATCAATGTGGCCTATAGAGCTAAAAGATGACGCCGACTCAAAGGCGATGTGGTGGACTGAGCAAGGCGGCGGCGTGTATGCCACATCATCAGCTGGTCAGGTAACTGGCTTTCGAGCTGGGCACATGGAGGAAGGATTTACCGGGGCCCTCATTATTGACGACCCAGTTAAGCCAGATGACGCGTATTCCGAAGTGTTGCGAGGCGGGGTAAACAACCGCTATAACGAAACCATCGCATCTCGCTTGGCCGTTGAATCGGTGCCAATCATTGTCATCATGCAGCGCATCCATTGGGATGACCTGAGCGGATATCTGTTGCGAGGTGGTAGCGGTGAGAAATGGCACCACCTAAACCTGCCAGTCATTATCGATAACAGCGACCCATATCCAGAGGATTACACACACGGGATCCCCATCAATCACGGATTGCCTGATGGATGGCTGTGGCCTGTCAAGCACGGGCCAGAGCAAGAGGTTGCACTAAAATCTCACCGCCGCAAGTTCTGGGCGCAATACATGCAGAAGCCGATTAAGCGTGACGAGGAGACGGCCCTGTGGCCTGAGCGGTTGATTGCAAAGTGCCAGTCTGTTGAGGTTGGGGTTCCAACTCGAACAATCGTCTCCATTGACCCAGCCGCAAGTAACAGCAAGACCAGTGACGCGCACGGTATTGTGCTGGCAAGAAAGCACGATTGCGGCAAGTTCAGCCTGTGCAAAGACCGGACTCGACACGGAAGCCCGAGCGAGTGGGCAAAGGCTGCAATCTCGCTTTATGAGGATTCCAATGCTGACGCCATCGTAATCGAGACGAACCAAGGCGGCGACATGTGCGAGGATACGTTGCGAAACGCTGGATTCAGTGGTCGCATCATCAGGGTTCACGCAAGCAAGGGCAAGGTTATCAGGGCCGAGCCAGTGGTTGCGCTGTATGAGCAGGGAATGGTTCGCCACGAGGCTGGATTGCACGACTTGGAAGAGGAGATGATGGACTTCGACCCTGTTACAGGATTGGCCGGTGGTAAGTCACCTAACCGCGTTGATGCCGCCGTGTGGGCATTGACTGAATTGGCCGACCTAAGCACATCACAACCCATGCTATTCATGCCGTCTAGGTACAGATAAGAAAAGGCCCGTTAGGGCCTTATTTTTGCGAGTGAATAGCCAAAGATATTAGTTCCTCTTTAAATTTTACAGGTGTTGCATTCGCCTCTCGTTTGCTTAGCGTTGGTTTGTTTTTTGCCTTACCTCTTTTATCATAGAAACCAACTTGGTGAGTGCCAGAAACCCTATCCCAATTAAGATCAAAAGGTGGCTCGTTACCTGAGTAATAAAGCCAAGTGGCCTTCCTAGCCCTGTGACCATAGGCCGACTGCCACACCTCGCACACCCACCCGCAATCAGACTTTATCCATCCAATTCCAGATGGCTTTTCAACTCCATATTCATCAAATGCATATGAACCAGCTGGGTGTTCAAGAACGCCACCAAACCTATTAACCGCATCAAGCGCAAACTTAAAGCATCCTCCATCATTACCAGGTCTGTTGTGATCGCCACCCCACCTCTTAAAGTTAACCCTGGCAAGCTTTCCCCATAATTGGCATGGAGGGTGGCAAATAACCGGCCCATGCCCATCGTATGTTAGCGCGTCACGCTCAATGCCCCATGCGTCTATGCGATCATCATCAGAATAACACCCGTCAGACTGAACAAAAAGTGCAGAAACAATCATATCACCACCTCAACAATCAACCTATCACCATCGCAATCACTCAGGATTGCCACGTTGTCGCACTGGAATGTAACGGAAGTCCACCCCTCTTCAAGCAGCTCACCTATTGCGTGAGATAACGATTCATACTTGGTTTCTTGTGGTTTTGTGTTGCAGATTGAACACTCAAGTCTAGTTGTAATCACGGCTCGCTCCTCTCTTTGATTGCCTGCATGACTCTGCGCCTTGATTCTCGGTACACTAGCTCATCAATGTCTTGATACCCGTTTCGCCACAACCAGTCTGGCAGTTCACTCTCGACAGCGCCCATCATTGCTACTATCGCATTCTCCATATCATCCATCTCACCCTGCCGCCGCGCGTACTCGTCGGCTTTCATGCTGTTGTAGTCTGTCATCGCTATCTCCTGTGTTTCGATAAGCCAATCATGGCACCACATTAAAACTATTACAACCCCTCTATGGTAAAATTCATGCATCAATCAGTGGGGTGACAGATGGAACAATCCAGAGCAGAGATTATCGTGAACCAGTGCCAGAGTGCGCTGGAGCGAATCAGGATGGCGCGGGTAAGTCAGGTGATGGGCTCTGACAGCAAGCATGGATCGCTGTATCGGGTGTTTGGCCTGCCTACAGAGCTGACATTCGAGCACAAGAAGAACATGTACGACCGAAACGGGGTGGCCGGTGGCGCCATTGACAAGCTGGCTGGCAAGACATGGGAATCATATCCTGAGCTAGTTGAAGGTGAGCCATCATCCGAAAACAAGGTGGATACGCCACTCGAAAAAGAGCTGCGCAAGTTCTGCAAGCGGACAAAACTGTGGCGGGCCTTCCGCGCTATGGACACCAAGCGGATGGTCGGTAACTATGCCGCACTTATCATCAAGATTGCAGACGGTCAAGATTGGAGCCAGCCAGCAACCAACGTCCGTCCAGACCAAATCGTGGGCTACATGCCAGTGTGGGAATGCCAGCTTCGCGTAACAGATACCGAAATGGATCGCAAGTCCGAGCGATATGGAGAGCCAAAAGCATGGGCCTATCAGGAGATTGTCAGCTACGACAATTCACAGAACACAAAGCCTGTGCAAGAGGTAAATATCCACTGGACTAGGGTGGTTTACTTCGGTGACGTGTTCACGGATGGCTCAACTAGCGAGTTCGGGAATAACCTGCTGGCTCGCGGGTTCAACGCATTCACTGCCATCGAGAAAATCAACCAGTCAGGCGCGGAGGGCTTCTTCAAGAACGCAGCCCGCCAGCTACAGGCCAACTTCTCGAAAGAAGCTCGCATGGATGAAATCGCCCGCATGATGGGGGTGAAAGTCCAAGAAATTAGCGACGCATTCCAGGAAGTGGGGAGAGATCTCAACAGCCAGTTCGACAGCTTTATGGTGACTCAGGATGTTGATGTTAACGCCCTGACGGTATCTATGCCGAATCCGCAGGAGTTCTTCGATTGCTGCCTGCAAGAGGCTTGTGCATCGCTTGGTGGATTCCCAGCTACCGAGCTAACAGGTCACATGACTGGTGAGCGCAGCAGCTCAGAGAATGGCAACGTTATGGCACAGCTTGCGACCTCTCGCCGCGCCAACGTGCTGGATAACGACATCGAGGACTTCTTCCAGCACCTGTCTGATATTGGCTGCTTCAAGGGGGCTGAGTTGTCTGCCGTGTGGGATTACCTGCTCGACCCGTCAACTGGCGACAAGCTAGATAACGCCAAGAAGATGGCCGAGATTAACCAGATGGGACTTGGGCTTGGTGAGCGGTACTACACGCCACAAGAGATTCGCACTGAATCAGGAATGGAGCCAGAGCCAGAAGATGGATTCGAGGAGTTGCCGCCACCAGAGCAGCAGCCAGATGATGGAATCGAGCAGCAATAAGAAAAGCCCCGTTAGGGGCTTATTCTTTTAACTCTCGCGACATTCGATGTATGTCATCAACCTTAAATGTCGCATCGACCACCAAGGCCTTACCATCAACTTGAAACCCAACAATGCTCATTTTTACGTGATGAACATTGTCATTCCTCCTGGAGTCGTAAGTTATTAGGTTTCAAGTGATAGCATCACACCACTGGTATTCGGTGTGCTTCTGCTTTACACACTTGTTTTTGAAGTCAACGTTGATAATCTCACTCACCACCCCACACCCATCGCCAAAATCATACCTGCCACACTTAACGCCAGAATCAACAAGCCTTCGATTGTTGGTTTCAAAGCGATAGCTCCTTAATCAAATCCTCAAGCTCTTGCTGCTTCTCGATGAATCTGCGCGCATCCTGACGCCGCTTGATTGCCTCCATGTCGTTTGCATCCTTCCTGCGCTGGCGTGAGTTTGGGAAAATCTTACTCATCGCAATCACCATCGGCTGCGCGAATCTTCTCATAAACAGAATCAGCGATTCGCTCCATCATGTTTTCAATGTCAGAAATCAACATCATCTCAAGGGAAACCTCATCAATGAAGTGAGCGCCAATACCTATCTTGCGAATCTCAGTAATTGCAGAACTTATGCGCTTGTGCATCTCGCGCATCACATCTGATTGATAGCTCATAACTCAATTCCTTTCATTGCTCGATATGCTCGCAGATACATGATTTCGATTATGACTTGCGGCGTGGTCATTTGTAGGCAACTCCGGCCTCTTTCAGCCTCTCCTCTACGCACATCAGCGCAGCATTCCAACCGTCGGCGTAATACTCGCCACTGATATCACTTGGAAGCTCAACAACCAGTGCAGCTCGTGAGGCTTGCCATGCTTGCCACATATCATCCTTCGTTGAGTATGGAACCCACGATTTTCCATACCACTCGTTAAACTCCTCACGCATTTTCTCACTCATCGCCTTTCTCCTTCATTGCTTGGTCAATCTTTTCGTTAGCGCCGATAATGAATTCGTCCTCGGTCTCAGTCTCGCCAAGGCTTAATTGCCATTCAGACTCAACCTGAAACCAAGCCTGCTCACATAGCCACCGATACCTTGCAGCATCCCTCTCGGCTTCGCGCAGGCGCGTTAGCATGAAAATAATCTCGCTATTTGTGACTCCAGCGGCCATGACAAAGTGCATTGCCTTCTGTTTCTCAGCCTCTTTAAGCATTAAATCAACATCAATCATCTTTACTCTCCTTCATTGCCTCTTGCCACCCCCACCAAGCCGCCTCAGTCATTCGGCTCGGGTACTCGCCAATCTCTATCGCCTCAAGGTTAACGAATGTAATCCTGCGATTTGCGCGGGTTACGTCCACTCCTTTGAGCTTTGCTAGTTCCTCGAATCGTTCGCGGTTCATGATTGCCACCTATTCAGCAAGCTGACCATTTCCAGTAATCGCCACAATCGACAATAAACATTCTCTTGCATCTTAGCGGAGTAGGCTGTTTTCGCATCCACTTTCGCAGAAGCGCCATGCATTGCTTCTCAGTGACAAGATGAACCCGCCCATTGCCATCAGTGGCATTGGGGCACATCCCAAAACCTCTCCAGGGTTTCTTTTCTTCACTCATGATTGCCTCCTTGGTTGATTCAAATACTATTACAGTTATCTGGATGGCGGTCAATGCTAAAATGAAGAAAATTGCACAGAGGATTTCAACTTGGCAGGCTTCCCAGCTCCCAACATTCTAGACCCAACCCAGCAGAAAGGCCGCGAGAAGCGAGCCTATGCAGACTTCCGCCGCAGGTTGCGAGCTATCAACGCCGAGATTCAGGAGCGAGTCGTTGACCAGCTCCGGCCGCGAGAGATTGCGGTTAATGGCCTTCGCGCTTACCTGCTCAACGCCGAGAGGGTCTACATCTATGAACTGGACTATCTCCAGCTTCGCCGCATTGACGAGACCATCGCCGAGATAATCCAGCGCATTATGATGGAGCGTGATGGTCAGTGGGATGTGTGGATGCAACGCTACACTGCCGAGGCATACCAGCAAGGGGCCGCCTATGCTCAATCGTCACTAGCCGTACAATCCGCAGTCTACTCCAGCGCCTACAGCAACATTGAATCAGTCCTGTTCACGCCTGAGTATCAGCGCCGCATTGCCGTGGTTACATCGCGCACCTTCAACAGCATGGAAGGCTTTACGGATGAGCTGATAACCACCACTCGACGGATACTTGGTGACACTATCGCGCAAGGCAAGTCGCCACGATGGGCGGCCAAACAACTGAAAGGTTACTTGGTTGACACCGAAGGCACTCAGGCTAAGGCCGCAAGCCGAGCGGCAACAATCGCACGAACTGAGCTGGGAGTTTCCTATCGCTCCGCCGTGATGGATGAGTCGCAACGTGCCAGCGAATCGCTTGGGCTGGTGACTAAGCTTCTTTGGGTGTCTGCGCTGATGGCGACCACCAGGCGCTCGCACGCTGATTTACACGGACGACTATTAACTCGTGCTGAGGTGACTGAGTTCTACAGCAAGAACGGCAACCCTATCAACTGCCGCTGCTCGCAGGTGCCTACCATTGTTGACGAATATGGCAACGCCTTTGCCAAGAAGATATTCGAGAAGATGGCGAAGCAAGAGGAAAGGTGGATGCAATCGCAAGGAATAAAAAAGGCCGCTTGATGCGGCCTATCTTTCAATTTAAACCTATCGCTGGAAGAACCATTCCGCATCTTGCCTTTGCAAGCTGATATACGTCCTTGTAGTCCATTCCGGCGGACATTCCGTCAGATATTGCGTTAGCCACTATCCTCTCAAGGATCGCTATGTCGTTTAGCTGCCTAGTGGAAAGATAATCTCTCTGTCCTGACTCTATCCCTAGTAGGCTATTTGTCATCTTTGTCACATTTGAGTAGTATCTATCCGCATTCTTGCTCCCCCTCGCCTTTGCGTAATCAACAAGATCCGCTATGGCACCTGTTTCCATCCTGCGAACCTGCTTTCCATCAAGTCTAGCCAAGTCTCTGTTTGCCAGTTGCGTCCTGGCATCTCTGAATGCCTTAACTAGCTTTAGCTTGGCAGCAACAACACGGTCATTGTTGCGCATGAGAGTTAGCACAAAGTAGCACTGATCTTCATTTAGAAGAGCAAACACTTGCTCTGGCGTCCTTCCCCCTTGAGGCAGCTCGATACCAAGTGCTTTTTCAAATCGCACTTGGCCAAGAGACTCTAGTTCATCCTTGTATTTTGTTATGTTTGCGAAAATTGATCGGTGCCTGTGGTCTAGCAGGCTTGCGAGGTCGCGGGAGTCTGTGCGAAGGTCATTGCCATTGGCAACAATTGAGATATCTTTCATGGTTTGCGCTCTCCTCTTTAGGTCATTGCGCATTAAAGTGTTGCGGCGATGCAGTCTACGTTCTGCATTTTCGGGAGCTACCCTAGCCGCCAACAAACACTACCACAACCTGTGTTAAAATTCACCATCATCAACCAAAAAGGCATCAACCATGACCATCAAAGTAAACGGCGGCGGTAACGGCAAGCAACGTCAGAAGATGCAAGAGGAGGCGCAACAGGCTTTCGCCAAGCGAGAGGAGCAGCTTAAGCAGATTCAGAATGGCGGCGGCAATGGCAAGGTTCGCCAAAAATGAGCGTCAACGATTGGCTGATGGTCGCGACACTGGTTGTTGCTGTAGCCACTCGCTGGTGGGTGGTGGCCGGACTGGCTGCCACCTATTGCGCCCAGTCGGCTATTGATTACGCTGGGTGGCTTGACGCTTATGGGTATTACCTATCTGTGGCTCTGATTGATGCGCTTTTCGTGCTAATCATTCACATGCAATCACCAGTATCACACCATCTTCGGATTGCCCAGCTCATCTGCGCCCTGTTCATTCCCGTTCAGGTCGGCGGATTGGTCATGTGGTATCTGTACGAGCCTCCATTGGTTTATAATGTAGCCTGCTCTGCGCTCTACCTTGCGCTAATCACAACAATAATTTCACGGGATAAAAAGAGTGCTAGAAATCTTAAAGATTCTCGGCACCATATCATCCATGATTCTGGCTGGCGTCATGGCTCTGCGATGGCTGCGAAAGACGAGGTTAAAGGATGACGAAGAAGATTCAGTGGAGTATCGGGGCGATTCTGGCGCTGATTGCGCTACTGGTGGCGATGTTTCACAGAAAGATTGACGGCATGAAGGCCAGCCTAGCCCTTGGGATGTCGATGATTGGCGCTGGCATCACGAACATATGGCAATGGCTGCCGGAGAACATCGCCATCCTATCC